AGGATCTGAGAAAGTTTGCCATACTTCCAATCAAGGCAATCACAGATCCCCAGATAACGCGCACAAGCGCTCTTTCTGTGCTGGCGGCTCTCTGTTCTTATTGCGACGAAACGGGCTGTACATTCGTCTCACAGGCAAGACTTGCAAGCGATCTCGGTATCTCTCGGCAAGCAGTCAACAAGCAGCTTAGAAAACTGAGAGACTTAGAATACATTGTAAGAGCCAAGCGGCGTTATAAAGGACAAACAACCACCACATACAAGGTCATTTATGACGATGTAAAAACAGAAGAGGAAGCACTTGCAAATCTATCACCGGCAGAGCGTATCGGCCTAGAAGAACGCAGAGAAAAGTTGCGTCAACAGATGGAAAAGAAGCCAGCAGAAGTCATCAATTTGCCTGTGGATAACTCTGTGGATAAGTCCAACGTGTCAACCTCAGAAGTTTCACAGGGTGCAACCTCAGAAGTTTCACCCCCTGAAACCCCAGAAGTTTCACTAAACAGACCATTTAACAGTATATATAACAGTATAAGTGATGTCAGTAGACAATGTTGTTCTTTGTTTTTAAGAATTGCTGAAAGTTATGGAACACCTAGACAGGTCAACGACAGAGATTATCAGGTCATGGAATCTTGGGTCAAGGATGGGCTGACAGTGGAGATTTGGGGCGATATCCTCAAAGGCCATGCGAAATGGTGCCATGATAACCGCCGGGATTACCCGCGAGGGCTGGCTTGGTTCACAGTTCCGGTGCAAAAGAAGCTGGGAAGCGCACCAAAACGCGGTAAGAATACAATCGGAGCGGTAGTAAAAAAGCTAAGACCTTGATAATAAACGATAAGTCATTTAACATAATACGTATTATGCGCTGTAATCGATTTAGGTGCGGTAATTTCAGGCACGGCCAGCGCATCGCAAGCATTTTCGCAGCACGGCCAGCGCACGTTTGCGCACGACCGACCCCCTTGCCCCCCACCCCCGCCGCTATAGCTGCATACCCTCACAAAAATATTTTCTGGTTTTTTTCTGGATTGTGTGCCATACCTATTTTTATCAATTAGGAAGGATTGAGTTATGAAGAAGATGTATCGAGTTGTTCAGGGACAGAAGCGGCGGAATGATCCTGAGAAGAAGGATTGGGTCAGGTTGGGTATTGCGTTTAGTGACAGTGGTGGAACGAGGGTAAAGTTGAATGCTTTGCCATTGCCTGATGAGAATGGTGAGATTTGGTTAAACTTGTTTGAGGATGAGCCTAAATCTGGTGGTCAACAGATGCAAAGGTCTTCTCAGACAGAAGATGCTATACCGTTCTGATGGCGAGAACGCGTCAGACTCCGATTGGTAGATTTGGCGGGGTACGTTTAGCACAGCGGCGTATTCGGACCAGTGAGACGTTGGAGAATAACAAGGAAGCGGTTGCCCAAGAGTTAATTGCTCTTGGGACCACTTCGATAACAGAGATTATAAATCTTGATGGTTCTATGCGTCCGTTGGATGAGATACCTGATTATGCTTTGAGGGCGATAAAGAAGATTGTTCCGATGCCAGATGGTCGTGTATCGATTGAGCTGCATGACAAGGTAAGTGTTTTGCGTATCTTGGCGAAGGCTGCGGGTTTCTTAGATAATCCTGAGAAAGAGAACGATAAGCCATCGATTGTTGGGATTAATATGCGTGGACCGGCGGCAACGACAGAGTATGCTGAGGTGGTGGATGATGAAAAATGAGCGCGATACCCAGCCTTGATTTAAACTTTGAGAACAGTCCGACTGTTTGGAAGTTTCTGCATGACGATAGCTTTGTTCGGGGATTGATGGGTCCGGTTGGATCTGGGAAGTCTTACGGGTGTGCGGCTGAGATTATGTTACGGGCGGTACGTCAAAGGCCGAGTCCCAGAGATGGGATCAGATATTCTCGGTTTGTGATTGTTAGAAATACTTATCCTGAATTGAGAACAACGACGATTAAGACTTGGCAAGAGTTGTTTCCAGAGGATGTTTGGGGTGGTATGCGCTGGCAACCGCCTATTTCGCACCATATTCGGATTCCGACGAGAGAGGATATTCCGGGCATTGATTGCGAAGTGATCTTCATGGCTCTTTCTTCTCCGCAAGATGTACGGAAGCTATTGTCATTGGAGCTTACGGGTGCTTGGGTCAATGAGGCAAGGGAGCTGCCAAAGGCTGTTATTGATGGCTTGACACACAGGGTCGGGAGATATCCTACAAAAGCAGATGGTTCTCCGACGTGGTACGGTATTTGGATGGACACCAACCCGCCTGACAATGACCATTGGTGGCATGAGCTGGCAGAGAAAAACCCGATTGGTGGTGCATATCCGTGGACGTTCTTCAGACAACCCGGCGGTGTTTTGGCAGTGGATGGGAAAGATGTTCCTGAGAATCCAGAGGCGCAGGGCCATGTGTTTTCTGGGGGCAAGTGGTGGAAAACCAACGAGGATGCGGAGAATAGAAACAATCTGCCGCCCGGATATTATCAACAGCTTCTCGGCGGAAAGAATGCGGATTGGATCAGGTGCTACGCGCAGGGAATGTATACGTTTGTGCAAGAGGGGCGTCCGGTCTGGCCAGAGTATGACGATGAATTGATGAGCGGGGATGTTGAGGTTGATCCGTATTATCCAATGCAGATCGGCGTTGACTTTGGATTAACACCGGCAGCGATCTTTGGGCAGAGAACGCAAGCAGGGGCGTGGCGGATCTGCGATGAGCTTGTGACGTTTGACATGGGCCTTGAGCGGTTTGGTCAAGAAATGATGGCACTGATTGCTCAGAAATATTCTAAGCATGATATTCTGATCTGGGGCGATCCAGCGGGGAATAAACGGGATGAGATTTACGAGGTTACAGCCTTTGACCATCTCAGATCACTTGGTTTCAAAGCACAACCAACAGAAAGCAATGCGTTTCAAGTCAGACGAGAGGCTGGGGCAAGTCCTATGGGGCGGCTAATAAATGGCAAGCCTGGGCTGATGGTGGACAAGAAATGCCTGAGATTGCGCAAATCTCTAAGCGGTGGGTACTTTTTCAAGCGTCAAAGCATGGGCGCTGGGCAAGATCGATTTAAAGATACGCCGGTGAAAAACGATCATTCACACTGCGGGGATGCGTTTGGGTATCTTATGCTGGGTGGTGGTGAACAACGCCGGTTGCGCAGGGGAAGCTATGGTAATTCCTTCGCAGCACAAAGCTATTCTGCGGAAACGGAATTTAACGTGTTCTGATGGGACTGATCCAGTTACCAACCTTTCAAATGCGAACCGATGAGCAAATCGTTCCGCTCACACTCAGCCATGTTTATAATATTAAGCTGGGGCCGCACGAAGAGGAATACGCCAGACATATACCGCACTACAGAGATTATGTTTGGGATTATTCTGTGCTAGGCTGGTCATGGACCGCTATCGGGCGCGGCAAGGTCGTTGCTATCTTCGGAGTAAGGGATATATGGCCCGGTTTGGTCGAAGCTTGGTTTATTCCGGGCGAGGGCTTGGATCGTCACGCAAGGTCAACTTTGATCGGTGCAAGGGCGCTTTTGCGTGAAGTGATGTCTGATACAGATATCAGACGTATGCAAATCTTCGTAAAAGTGGACAATACCCGCGCATTAAGGTTTGCTAAGGCACTACATTTTGAGGTAGAGTGCATATTAAGAAAGTTTGGCCCAGAGGGGGCTGACTATTATGCGATGGCGAGGTTTGAGTAATGTCTGGATTATTCGGGGGTGGACGCAGAAGGGGGCCAAGTGCCGAAGAAGTAGCTGCTCAACAGAAAGCAACGGAGGCGCAAGAACGGGCTGAAGAACGCGCCACATCTCAAGAGCGCAAAGAAATGCAAGATGTTCAAGCAAGAAGAAGATTACTTCGTCGCGGTGGTTTTAGGTTATTGTTTTCTCCGACACGACAAGAAGGCCCAGGATCCCCAATGACTAGAAAGTTAGGCGGGGGATCTTGATATGCCGAAGGGCGGGACTCAGCCATTAAAGGCACAAGCAAAAAAAGAAACGCTTGGATCTGATATTCGCATGGGTCTTGGCCTTGAACCAAAGTCACCAAGCTTTCGGGCGCGTTCTGCAATAACTCGAAAAAAACACGAAGAAATGCTAGAGCGATCAAGAAGAAACGAAAAGAAGCGCGAGAAGCGGAGAAGTAAACGCCCATCTGCGCAAATGCTTTTCGAGCAAGAAAAAGCCGCAAAACTGTCAGAAGAACGGGCCGAAGGACAAAAGAAGCGTAAGGCGTTTGAAAAGGCTCAAGGCGAAAGATACGCTCGTCGTCGCCGGTTGCTAATGAATATCTGATAGGAAGCAGTATGACAAAAATCAAAGAAGATTCTCGCGTTTACCAAAAAGCTGATCCCCAGCCAAAACGCGCAAGAAATGAAAAGGGGCAGTTGATGTCAGATGATCCATCTACCCCAGACGTGAATGAAGCTTGGGAAGGCGGGAAGGCTCCAAAGAAAAAAGCTGCCCCAAAGAAAAAGGCAACAAGTAGTGGTAAAAAAAGCGTATCAAAATCCTAAAGGCGGATTGAACGCTGCCGGTCGCGCTTACTTCAAGCGCAAAGAGGGATCTAATTTAAAAGCCCCCGTTAAATCCGGCGACAATCCCCGCAGAGCGTCCTTCCTGGCTCGAATGGCGGGGAACCCCGGGCCGGATCGTGACAGCAAGGGCCGACCGACACGGAAATTGTTGGCGCTCCGCGCCTGGGGCGCTTCATCTACAGCGGATGCCAAGCGTAAAGCTGCCGCTATAAGCAAGAGGAACAAGGCAAATGCCTAAGCTATCAACGAGAGAAGTCATTGCGCGAGAGGCAAAAGCACAAGCTCGCAAAGATGAATGGCGTACAATCTACGAAGATTGCTATGAATTTGCCCTGCCGCAACGAAACTTATACAACGGCTATTACGAAGGCAAAACGCCCGGCAAAGGCAAGATGCAGCGTGTATTTGATTCCACGGCTATGTCCTCAACCAAGCGTTTCGCCAACAGACTTCAATCCGGGTTGTTCCCCCCTAATCGGCATTGGTGCCGTTTAGAACCCGGCTCGGCTGTACCTGAGCAAGATCAGCCAAGAGCGCAGCAAATACTTGATGCCTACGTTGATATTATGTTCGATCAGCTACGTCAGACAAGTTTTGATCTGGCTATGGGAGAGTTTTTGCTGGATCTTTGCGTGGGTACGGCGGTTATGATGGTAACTCCGGGCGATGAAGTTACCCCCATCCGCTTTCTTGCGATACCACAATACCTAGTGGCCATTGAGGAGGGCGCATATGGCATGGTTGATAACGTCTATCGCAAGCTGCGTATCAAGGCGGAATCAATCACAAGAGAGTTCCCAGACGTTCAGATCACAACAGAATTGCAAGATGCAATAGATCGCCGTGGTTCTGAAGAGCTTGATCTGTTTGATGCGGTTATCTTCGATCAGGAGACAGGCCGATATCATTATCACGTTATTTGGCCAGCCAAGGCACAAGAGATTGTTTATCGTGAAATGCCATCCAGCCCCTTCATTGTTGCCCGGTTCAGCAAAACAGCGGGTGAAATATACGGGCGTGGTCCTTTGGTTGATGCAATCGCAGATATCAAAACGCTAAACAAAACTTTGGAGCTTGTTCTCAAGAATGCAAGCTTGTCTATTTCAGGCGTATATCTCGCCGCAGATGACGGTGTTCTGAATCCTCAGAGCATCAAAATACAACCTGGCGCGATCATTCCCGTTGCTCGAAACGGTGGTCCGCAAGGTGCGTCCCTAGCCCCTCTGCCCAAGGCTGGGGACTTTAACACAAGCCAGATCGTTATTCAGGATCTCAGAGTAAACATCAAAAAGATCTTGATGGACGATACGCTCCCGCCCGATACTATGTCTGCGCGATCTGCTACAGAGATAGCACAGCGTCAACGTGAGTTAGCTTCTAATCTTGGATCGGCATTTGGCCGCTTGATGACCGAGATTATGACGCCTTTGGTTTCGCGCATCCTATTCGTTCTGGACCGTCAGGGCTTGATTAATATGCCCCTCAAGGTCAATGGTGTGCAGATCAAAGTCACGCCGGTATCGCCTCTTGCCGAGGCTCCCAAGATGGAAGAGGTCAATCAGCTTCTCAGCTTTATGCAGATTGCCAATTCTATGGGGCCAATGGGGCAAGCAATTATTAATGTCCCAGAAAGTATTTCGTTCATTGCGGAAAAAATGGGAATCGATCAACGTGTATTAAATACACCGGAAGAGCAACAAATGATGATGCAGCAAATGCAGCAAGCTATGATAGAACAGCAGCAACCTATGCCCACTGATGAAACAGTAGCAGAGGCCATGCAATGAGTTCGCCAGACGGTTGGGAAGGAATAAGTCAAGCGTTTGTCGAGCCGCCAAAGGCGGATGATCTGGACATACTTTATGGACGGGTCTTTAAATCTGAGGAAGGTCAGAAGGTGTTACATCACCTGAGACAGATAACTATAGAACAACCATCCTGGTATCCAGGCGAAGATCCTAGTCACGGCTTTGTAAGAACAGGCATGACTGAGCTTGTACGCCTGATTGAACGCAGGGTGGGAAGGAGCAATAATGTCTGAACAAGCAGAAGCAATTGAAGTCTCTGAGGAGGCTCCTCTGGTTAATTTTCAAAAGCCAGAAGAACAGCCGCAAGAACAAGAACAACCGTTTCAATTACGGCCAGAAGAAAATGAAGAGGTTGATATTGATGATGGTGAACCGCTGGAACGTCCTGACTTTTATCCAGAAAAGTTTTGGGATGATGATGGCCCTGATGTTGAGAAGTTGGCAAAAAGCTATGCAGAGCTTGAAAAGGCTTTTAAGGCAGGTAAACACAAAGCGCCGGATGGTGATTATGACACTAAAGATCTGGTGGATAAGGGTTTGGACTTGGAAGATCCTTCAGTCCAGGTATTTCAAGATTGGTCTAAAAAATATGGCATCTCGCAACAAGCTTTTGAAGAGCTTGCGGGGCAAGTCCTAGAGTTTTCTCAAGGTAGCCAAGAGGCCATAGAATATGATAGTCAACAGGAAATGCAGAAGCTTGGCGAGCGAGGCCAAGAAAAAATTGCGTATCTTGAGCGTCATATCACTCGTGCATCATTGACAAACTCAGAGCGCGAGGCTTTGGCCTACAGTCTGAACAGTGCCGATGCAATCAATGCAATGACCAAGTTTATTCAGGGTTATACGAACGAAGGCATACCGACAACGCCGGTTGTGGACACACCTGAAATGACCAGAGAAGATCTTGCTTCAGCGATTGCAGACCCACGTTGGCAGACCGATGCAGCATGGCGAACAAAGATTGAAAAGCAATGGGCGGCGGCAAATAGCTAGATTTTGTTGCAATTACTACATTTTGCGTGTATAGGCAGATTAAGGGCTAACCGCTGCGCGGCCCCTTGATGTGGTAATCCACTGGTGGGCGCGGCCACTTTCGCGCAAGCGACTGCCCGGTTTACATCGGCTAACAGTAAGCGTTTTGAGTTGAAACCTAATAGGAGGCTTCTGCTATGGCGCAGAGTATTACTAATGCCTTTGTAACGCTTTTCGATGAGGAAGTTAAACAGGCATACCAAGGCGAAGCGTTGCTTCGCGGCACAATGCGGACACGTACCGGTGTCCAGGGTAACACAGTAAAGTTCCCCAAAATCGGTAAAGGTGTTGCAACAGTTCGTGTTCCACAAACTGACGTAACTCCATTGAACGTAACCTATAGCCAGGTTACCGCCACAATGTCTGATTATATCGCAGCAGAATATTCAGACATCTTCCATCAATCACACGTCAACTTTGATGAGCGCCGTGAATTGGTGCAGGTTGTTTCAAAAGCGATTGCTCGCCGTATGGACCAGCTTTGCATTGATGCACTTGATGCGGCTGCATCTCCATCAACTGTTGCGACATCTGTGGGTGGTGCGTCTTCAAACATGAACATCGAAAAACTTCGTGCGGCTGCGAAAGCACTGAACGATAACAACGTACCAGCCGAAGGTCGTCACTTGCTGATGCACTCTCCTCAGCTTGACGCGCTGCTCGGTGAAACAGAAGTTACTTCAAGCGACTTTGCTTCCGTAAAAGCACTTGTTCGCGGCGAGATCTCTTCGTTCATGGGCTTCAACATTATCACAATGGGTGATCGTGATGAAGGCGGTGTTCCTAAGCCATCAACCCGTACATGCTTTGCTTGGCATCAAGACAGCATGGGTTATGCTGAAAGCATCTCTCAGAAGTCAGAAGTAAACTACATCCCAGAGAAAACATCGTTCCTTGTAAGTTCTATGTTCTCTGCTGGATCGGTTGCGATTGACGACGAGGGCATCGTTAAAATTAGCTGTACTGAATAAGGAGACTGAAATATGGCTTATTCATCAACTGGTTTTGGAACCGGGGGTCCATCCAAAAAAGGTAATGCTCCTTGTATTTATACATATCAAACCGCTGATACGATAGCGACTGTAAACACAGAAGGCTATTTCAACGACTTGTCAGATACTCTGGCGGTTGGCGATTTGATTTATGTTGTGTCATCTACTGGCGGCACTCGCGTAAGCACACTTACGCAAGTTCTGTCCAATACTGGCGGTGTTGTTGACGTTGCAGACGGTACGACACTGGCCGCAACGGACGGTGACTAATTATCCCCTGGGGGGCTGGGCAACTGGCCCCCTTCAAACTCTTGGAGGGCTATAATGGCAACTGGCGATACTGATGTAACAATTTGCTCTGATGCCCTTGTCCTTCTTGGCGCGGCTGCAATTACATCTCTGACAGATGGAAGTGATACAGCGGACGCTTGTAATAGACTTTATCCAGATCTTAAAAACCATCTTCTGACAGTCTATCCTTGGAGTTGGAGTCTTAAAAAAGTCCAACTTAGCAAGAATGTAACGGCTCCCGTCAACGAATGGGATAATGCTTTTGACTTCCCAGCGGATCTTATTGGAAGCCCGATTGCTGTTTTTGATAGCAGCGCAAGCGGTACACGCCCAAGACGATATGGATGGGAAATATATGGCACTCAGTTATTTACTAACCTAGATACCATTTACATTGATTATCAGGCAACGGTAACAGAGGCTAATATGCCAGCTTATTTCGTGCGGTTCTTGCGCGTAGCATTGGCTTCAGAGATTGCAATTACCGTAACCGATCAAGCAACAAAAGCGGATTACTTTCGTGCGCAAGCATATGGTTCACCGGGTGAATCTGGTCGTGGCGGGTTACTGCGTGAGGCCATGAACATCGATGGGCGTGGTCAAGGTACGCAAATTGTGGAGGACTATTCTCTTATTCAGGCGAGGTACTGATGAGAATTACGCAATATCAATCTAACTTTTCTACCGGAGAAATAGATCCTCTTCTACGGGCCAGAACAGATCTTCAGCAATATCAAAATGCTTTAGAAGAAGCGACAAATGTTGTTGTACAGCCTCAAGGCGGTATTCGGAGACGAGATGGCTTAGAGTTTGTTTATAATTTTGGCCAAAGTTTTACAGAATTTAAATTAATTCCTTTTGAGTTTAGTACAACTGATACCTATTTGTTGGTCATGGTTGTTGGTCGTATCTATGTTTTTAAAGATAATGATTTGCAATATAATATAAATAATAGCGGTAATGATTATATTACAGCTTCGGATATTACTGCCGCAATGCTTGATGAGATTCAATATACGCAAGCTGTGGATACCCTAATTCTTTGCCATGAAGATCTTCAAACAAAACGCCTTGTTCGTAGTAGTGATAGGGGGTGGACGCTTGAGAACCTGCCTCTAACTAATTTGCCACAATATGCTTATGCGCTTGATGAGCATTCTCCTAATTTTACGATTACGCCCAGCGCGACTACTGGCAATATTACAATTACTGCATCCTCTGTAACTACTGATAGCGGAGTGGCCCAAGCTGGTGGCGCAAGTACAATTACTTTAAAATCAGCTTCATCATATACATCCGACGATGACCCAAATGGTATGTGGATAACGCTTACAGCCGGAACGGGTTCGGGGCAAGAAAGATATATTTCAGATTATGTTGGATCAACAAAGGTTGCAACTGTCTATCCCGCTTGGACAACACAACCAGATAGCTCAACCCATTATAAGGTTGCAGCATTTGCGGCGTCTGCGGCTAATAATTATGCTCAAATTGAAAACACTTTTGGCCGTGTAAAGTATATTGAGTATGTCAGTGATACCGTAATGAATGCTGTTGTTGAGGTTCCGTTCTTTGACACAAGCGGTGTTGTTGCGGGTAATTGGATCGGTGAATTTGGCTATGAGGATGTTTGGTCAAGCACTAGAGGTTGGCCA